CCGAACACCGCCGGGACGGGTTCGGATAGGGGTACGGGTGAGCCAGAGACGCACAGAGGCGCACAGGCGGCCGGGCTGATCCCCGCCGACCTCATCGAGTCCAACCCGGACATCCGCGGCGGCGAACCGTGCATGAAGGGCACCCGCGTCCCCGCTGCTGAAGTTGAGAGCCTCCTCGCCGACGGCCTCGGCTGGCACCAGGTCCACGAGTACTGGCCCTCCGTGCCCGTCCCCGAAGGCACCGTGTGCACCGGGCGGGCCTGCGACTGCCGTTGGGGCCCCGCCGAGAAAGCCGTGGACCACTACCTCCACGGCAAGGGCGGATCCACCCAGCTCTACAACATCGAGATCGCCGACATCACCAGGATCGTTACCCGACACGCCTACATCGAGGTCGCTGCTTCCCTCGACAACCTCGGACACCACGACGCCGCCAGAGCCGTCCGGTCCACCGCGAAAGACCTGGAGGGCGGGGATGCGTAAGCCGCGGCTGCTTGACCTCTACTCGTGCGCCGGCGGGGCGGGCATGGGCTACCACCTCGCCGGGTTCGACGTGGTCGGTGTGGACATCACGCCGCAACCGAACTACCCGTTCGAACACCACGTCGGGGACGCGGTCGAATTCCTGCTCGAGCACGGGCACGAGTTCGACGCGATCCACGCCTCCCCGCCGTGCCAGGCGCACACCACCCTCACGAAAGGGAACGTCCACCGGGGTATCGGGCTCGATCACGTCGATCTGATCCCCGCCACCAGAGAAGCCCTGGAGACAGTGGGCCGGCCGTACGTGATCGAGAACGTCAAGGGCGCACCGCTGCGGGCGGACGTGGAGTTGTGCGGGCTCATGTTCGGCCTCAAGGTGTTCCGTCACCGGCTGTTCGAACTCGGCGGCTGGGGGATGCTCCAGCCCCACCACCCCACGCACCGCGGCCACCGCGTCGCGGGCTGGCGCCACGGGAAGCGCTACGACGGCGACATGTTCGCGGTCTACGGCGACGGCGGCGGCAAGGGCTCAGTCCCCGAATGGCAGCAGGCCATGGGCATCGACTGGACCACTGAACGGTCCGAGATCGCCGAAGCCATCCCGCCGGCCTACACCAGGTTCATCGGCGCCCAGCTCATCAACCACCTGACCGCGACGACTGAACTGGAGTCCACCTCATGACCATCACGCCGCCCACAGACGACACGCCACTCACCGACGAGGAGTTCGCCAACATCCGCGACAACCTCGCCAACGCCGACAAGAGCGCCGACCCGTGGGAGATCGTCCCGAACTACCGGGCCGTCCGGGGCCTGCTCGCCGAGGTCGACCGGCTCCGGGCCGAGCTGGCCGAGACCCGCCGTGTCGCCGACGAAGAGCGGGCTGAACTCATGGAGGCGCTGAACCATGCATCCACCGAAAACGGCCTCCTTGCCAGGCAGGCCGACGAGGTCGACGGCCGACTTCAAGCGCTGTATGTCGGCCTCGGGATCACGAAAGCTGATGTGGCCCACGTCCGCGCCGCCCTCGGCGAAACCGGAGGCACCGAATGAACCGCGCTGACAACAAGAAGTGGGTTCGCCGAGAGGCCCGATACCGCATCGTCGACCTCGTCGCGTCCGCCATCGCAGGCGCCGACCTCCTCGCCCACGACCACGGCTACTCCGACGAGGAGTACAACGAAATCACGGCCGAGATCCGCCGAGTCCTCGCCCGACACGAGCGCTATGCATCGGCCCTCGTTGGCTCCGATGAGTTCCCCGGGGAGCAGCGATGAGCACCGAACCGACCGCCGAGGACCGACGACTCGACCGACCGGGGCCGATATCGGAACCGTGGCTGGCCCAGATCATCCGGCCGTTCCTGCGTCACCAGTCCGAGGCATGGAAGGACGGCGCGGCCGCCGAGTGCGCCCAGACGATCAACTTCTATCTCGCCGAGCACCAACTCGACTGGGCTGACGTCCGCGAAGCCGCCAGGAAAGCCGGGCTGGACATCGTCCTGCGCTTCGGAAGGCTCAAGCGCGGCCAGATCCGGCACGGCATGTGGACCTGGCGGTCACACACGCCCGCAGGTGACATCGCCGCAACCTACCGCGGCCGGGTTCTGGGCACCTCCATCGAATTGATCGGGGTGCGCGGCTCGATGCACCTAAACGACCCGACGCCCGCCGAAGTCCTGTCGGCCGCCCGCCTCGTCGGCCTCGGAGGAGACAGCGATGCCTGAGCAGAACGAGACCCAGCGCCTCGTGCGCGACGCCATCAGCAAGGCCGCACGCGAGCTTTACGAAAAGTCGAAGGCGATCCCGGCTCCGTGCGGGTGCACGCCCAAGGCCCGATGTGACGCCCACTGCCGCGTCAAGATCCGACGCGCCTACGACGACGGGGGATACCGAGGCTGGTTCGCCAAGTGCAACGGGACGAGCGAGGTCATGTTCTGCACCGCCGGATCGGCGAGTCTGTGGGAGCTTCACGACTGGGCCACTGAACACGTCACCAAGCACCGTCAGTCCCGCTTCAGAGGAGCCCGCGATGCCGACTGACCTCTGCCGTGTCTGCGACCACCCCCGAGAGGGCCACGGCCGCCGCTACGCCGCACTGACCGGCCTGCACGAGTGGGTCCCCGACGACATGCCGCGACTCGACGAGGTCCCCACGGCTACCGGCGTCCGCTGGTGCCCGTGCGGACCGGGCGAGACCTGCGCATGGTGCGCACCCCCCGTTACCGAAGAGCGCGAGTGGACACCCGAGATGGGCCACCCGCTCCCGCCCGCCCGGGACATTGACCGCGAATGCACCGACACCGACCCATGCGGCTATTGCAAGCCCGCAGGTGGGCCGAACTACGGAAGGAGCAGGGCATGACCTCTGGCACCTGGAAGCCCGTCCCGCAGCAGCCCTGCGCGTGCGTCGTCTGCGACGAGGAGAAGCGGTCCCAGCAGTTCAAGGGGAGCGTCGAGCTCCTTGCTCAAGCCTTCCGCGACATCGTGGCGGAACTCAATCCCGCCTTCAAGGCGCTCGCCGACGCGCTCACCGGTCCCGAGGAGAAACCGCCGACGACCGGACCGCAACGCCGCTACACCGGCAACCCGAAGCACCACTAGCGCGGCGCGGGCACGGCACCCGCGCCGCCGGATTTGCGACCTCATCCGCTGGGGTCGCAAACCCGGCCACCGACTTAGACGCTCACGCATGAACCTCTCGACCCAGTACCATCGATCGTCCACGGGGGACACCATGAACGACACCTGCCACCGCTGCGGAAGGCCCGTCGCCGATTCAGCGCCGTGCTGCTCGGCCTGCGTCGAACAGACGCGGGACAACCTCCAGTTCGTCGCCCTGCACGCCGGCGACCTGGAGACCACCCTCACCCGCCAGGACCGCGTCTCCTCCGGCACCGGAGGCCGGGCGAGTGCCGAGACGCCGCTCCCACTCAACCTCTACGCGAGCGACGTCGGGCAGCGGCTCCGCAACACGCTCACGACGTGGACGCGACTCGTCGCCGACGAACGCGGGGTCTCCATTGCGGAAGCCTTCCCCGACGCCCACCCGGTCTGGTACGGGCCCACCTGCCCTAGCGGTGGGGGATCTTGGTGTACGCACGCCTCCTGCCGGACCATCCTCCTCGCCGGGCCCCGCGAGGTCGCCAACGCGGAGATGGCCTCCTGGCTCTCCGACCGCCTCGGGTGGATCGCCCACCGCGAATGGGGCCCCGAGTGCTTCGACGAGCTCTCCCGCTGCGCGGTGGACCTTCAGCGGGCCATCGACTCCCCGCCGCCCATGATCTCCCTCGGCAGGTGCGACCGGGAGAACTGCAAGGGCGAGCTGCGAGCCCACCAGGAGGCCGCCTTCGTGAAGTGCCCCGAATGCCGGGACCCGTACGACGTCGCCAAGCGCAAGATCGTGCTCCTTGACCGCGCCAACCACATCCAGCGAGGCGCGGCGAGCCTCGCGCGCATCCTCACCGCCCTCAGCGACCGCGACCCCTACGGGCAGTTGATTGTCCGCGACGCGAAGTGGATCGCCAACCGCGTGCAGCGCAAGCAGCTCCTCGCCGTCGGCAAGGACGCGTCCGGGCGGCCCCTCTACAGCCTCGGTGCGGCCCGACGCCTCCACGACCAGGACATCCAGCAAGCCATACTGAAGGCCGCACGCGCGGCAGAGAAGGAGACCCAGGCAGCATGAGCGACGCAGAGGAGGACCAGCACTGGACCGCTCACTTCCACCGCTGGCACGCCCCCGAGGTTCAAGAGTGCGATTCGCCCGCGGAGGCGTTCTCGGCCCTGATGTGGGGTGAGGAGAGCTTCAGTCTCTCCGCTGACCGGATCACCAACCCGGACGGAAGCACGCTCATCGAGGGCGACGAACTGGACCGGCTCATCAGCTCGGGCAGCCCCGAAGCGTTCGACGCGTGGCTGAAGGAGCATCCTCATGACCCTCTCCATCGTCGATCGACAATCGCGAAGTAGCGACCCCGCCTTGACACAATAAGTTCGGGGTGAGAACATAACGTTCATAGGGTCGAGAGCACTGTCTCCCGGCCCCTCAGCATTTCTCCGGGGGTAGCAGCGGGGAGGCCCTGGGCCTCCCCGCTTCCTCGTCTGAACCCACGGGAGGTGCACATGCCCTCCCCGATCCCTGAAGCGACCCGAGCAGCAGTCCTCGAAGACATCGCCTCCGAAGAGGAACTGTCCACCCGCACGATCGCCGACCGACACGGCGTCTCCGAATCAACCGTCCGCAAGATCGCCAAGGACAACGGATTCACCGACGCGTTCACGCGCGCGAACACCGAAAACGCGACCCGCGCGCGTGTGGCCGACATGGCCTCCCGCCGCGCCGAGCTCGCCGCCGGCCTCCTGGAAGACGCCGAGAAGCTCCGTAAGCGCGCCTGGTCGAAGTACGTCCACGTCGCCAACGGCTCCGAAGGCCTGGAATCCATCGAGCTCGAGCTCCCTCCGCTGTCTGAGGTGCGCAACGCCTATGCGGCGCTGGGGATCTCGGTGGACAAGCATTTGCAGTTGGTGAAGCACGACACCGACACGAACGGCATGGCCGCCGTCGACGAGTGGATCGTGTACATGCGAGGCGGCTCCGAGTGAGGTTCCGGCCCCTGGCCGGGAAGCAGCTCGAGGCCGTGCAACTGTCGACCGCTCGGGAGAACATCTTCGAAGGGGCCGTGCGCTCCTCGAAGACGATCTCCTCGATCGTGAAGTGGCTGGAGTTCGTCCGCCTCGGGCCCTCGGGCCCGCTGCTGATGGTCGGGAAGACCGAACGGACCCTGAAGCGGAACATCATCGACCCGATCACGGAGATGGTGGGATCGAAGCGGTGCCGGTTCAAGGTCGGCGCCGGCGAAGTCGACCTCCTCGGCAGAACCATCTACGTCGCCGGCGCACACGATGAGTCGTCGGCGGACAAGATCCGCGGCATGACCCTCGCCGGAGCCTACGGCGACGAGCTCACCGTCTGGCCTGAGTCGTTCTACGACATGCTCGGCACCCGCTTGAGCGTCCCGGGGGCGCAGTTCTTCGGCACCACCAACCCGGCGGCCCCGACGCACTGGCTGATGAAGAAGTACCTCAAGCGCGCCAAGCTGCACCTCGACCGCGACGGCGTCATCCATCGCAATGCCGACCCCAAAGCGCTGAACATGCACCGGTTCTCGTTCAAGCTCGCCGACAACCCGAGCCTGACCGACGAGTACACCAAGGAACTCTCCACGAAGTACACGGGCCTGTTCTACCGCCGGTACATCCTCGGGGAATGGGTCCTCGCCGAAGGTGCCGTGTACGAGCACTGGGACCCCTCGAAGCACGTCGTGCAAGACCTGCCCCGCATCGACACCTGGCTGGGCGTCGGCATCGACTACGGCGCGACGAACCCGTTCTCCGCGATCCTCGCCGGCATCGGAACCAGCCCTGACGGCATCCGCCGCGTGTACCTCACGCACGAGTACCGCTACGACGCCTCGAGCGCGGGCCGCCAGATGGCCCCGTCCGAATACTCCGAAGCCGTCCAGCACTGGCTGGCGAACGCCCAAGTGCCGGGCGAGAACCGCAAGGGCATCAAGCCCCCGTGGATCTTCATCGACCCCGCAGCGGACTTCGACAACCAGCTGTTCCACGACGGCGTCCTGAATGTCGCCGACGCCGACAACGCCGTCCTCCCGGGAATCCAGACCGTCTCCTCGCTGATCGCCTCCGACCGGCTCAGAGTCCACGAGTCCTGCACAGGCTGGACTGATGAAGCCCCCGGCTACTCGTGGGACCCCAAGGCGACTGAGCGCGGCGAGGACAAGCCCCTCAAGGTGAACGACCACTCGATGGACGCCGGCCGGTACATCCTCCACACCAACGCCCACAAGATCAGCCGACTGATCGCCTAGGAGGTGACCGCCATGTTCAAGCGCCGACACGCCTCCATCACATGCGGGCTCGGCACGGGCCGCATCGAGATCGACGGCCAGCGCCTCCAGGGCGTCAAGGGCTTCACGCTCACCGCTGACACCAACGGCCTGCCGCGCCTCACTGTTGACCTCTCCGTGCACGAAATCGAACTCGACGGCGACACGACCTTCGCGATCTCCGACCGCGCCCGGGACACGCTCATCAAGCTCGGCTGGACGCCCCCGAAGGACGACGCCTGATGCCGCTCCCCGACCCCAACGCCCCGTGGCCGCCTCCCGCGCAAGCCGACGCCCTCGCGCGCATGGCCGACTACGACGCCTGGTGGTCCGGCGACCCCGACCGGCTCGGGAAGCGATACACGTCAAGGACGAACGCCCCCTCGAACCGGCCCTCGCAGTACCGCGGCGGCCTCGTGGGCACCATGAGCCGATGGTTCTGGGGCCGTCCTGTCCCCTTCGGGGAGAAGAGGACTGGCGTCCACATGCCCTTGCCGGCGGACATCGCCACCGCCTCAGCGGACCTCCTGTTCGCCGAACCGCCCCGGTACGTGTTCGAGAAGCCCGAGACGCGCGAGAAGTGGGAGCTCCTGGACGACCAGATGCGGCTCACCTCCCGCCTCCACGAGGCCGCGGAGGTCTGCGCGCCGTTCGGCGGCGTCTACCTCAGGACCACGTTCGACAAGGACCTCTGGAACCACCCGATCACCTCCGCTGTCCACGCCGACAATGCGATCCCGACGTTCAAGTGGGGACGGCTCACCGCTGTCACCTTCGTGCGCGAGCTCGAGCGCGACGGCAACACCGTCATCCGCTACCTCGAGCGGTACGAACTCGCCGGCACGCCCCGCGCGCGCAAGGCATGGGCCTTCAATGGCGTCTACCGCGGCACTGCCGAAAAGCTCGGCACCCTGGGCAAGCTCGACGACTTCGAGGACACCAGAGGCCTTCCAGAGGTCCTGGACCTCCAGATGCCCGTCCTGCCCGTTGCCTACATCCCCAACATGCTCCCCTCCAGGGAAGACCGAGGGAGCGACCTCGGGCGAAGCGACTTCGAAGGGTCCCTCGGGCTGTTCGACGCGCTAGACCTCACCGCCTCCTCCCTCCTTCGGGACGTCCGCCTGGGCAAAGCGCGCGCATTCATCCCCGAAGCGTTCCTCCAGTCCATGGGCCGCGGCGCAGGTGCCATGTGGGACCCCGACAACGAGATATACGCGACGCTGGACATCCCACCGACCTCCGGGGCTGCTGAGATCAACGTGCAGCAGTTCGCGATCCGTGTGACCGACCACGTCGCCACCATGACCCAATGGGCCCGCTCGGCAGTGGAGACCGCGGGCTACTCCGCTTCGACGTTCGGGCTCGAGCGCGACGGTGGCGACCCCACCGCGACCGAGGTCAACGACCGCAAGTCCAGGAGCTCCAGGACCCGCCGCAAGAAGACCGGGTACTGGGGTGAAGGTATGAGGGACCACGCCGCCGCTGTGCTGTGGACCGCGAAGACGCAGTTCCAGCTGGATGTGGACCCCGCGGACCTGCCTCGCATCGACTGGCCCGAACTGGCCGAACCCGATCCCCTCGTCGAAGCCCAGACGATCCAGGCGCTCCGCGCTGCGGGCGTGCTCTCCCGCTATCTGGCGGTGAAGGCCCAGCACGAGGACTGGGACGACGACGAGATTGAGAAGGAAGTCGACCGGATCACCGCCGAGCAGCCCGAAGCGCCCGACGAGTTCGCGTTCGGCGGAGATCCCAACCGTGGGGAACAGCCCACAGTTGGCGACCAGGACGAGGAGTCCGGGGACGAGGCCTAAGTGCCCGTTGACCGATCCCTCGCTGTAGATCTCGCCGCGAACCTCGCGGACCTCTACCGAGACGCCGAGACCCGTCTCGCCCAGAACCTCGCCCGGCGAATCCGCACCGACATCACCTCAGGCAACCAGGACCGCCTGGCCGCGCTCACTGCGCTACGGCAGCAAGCCGAAGCCGTCCTGAACGCACTCAATGGGCCCCGACGTCTCCTCGTCGAGCAGGCCCTCATGGATGCCTACGCGAGGGGCGCACGCGCCGCTGTGGACGAGATGGCTCGGCTCTCCGGCGACCGGTGGATCGACTGGCTCGCCAGACGTTCACGCATCATCGCGGCCATCACGAGACTCCTCGGGTACGCGCGCAGAAGAGACACCCGCCTCGAGGAAGCCGTGACCGCGCTCCGCTCCGACCTTCCCGGCATCGACGCACTCATGGGGCTCGCGCAGGAGCTCACCCAGCGCATGTCCTCCACCCACCTGCACGTGCTGCGCTGGCAGGACGACGCCTACCGCGAGGTCATGGCCCAACCCGCTGCTGATGTCCTCATCGGCACCAAGACCCGCCTGAGGGCCGCTCAAGTGGCCTGGGAGCACCTGCTGTCCAAAGGCGTCACGGGATTCACCGATCGCCGCGGACGCAACTGGGAGCTGGCCTCATATACGGAGATGGCGACTCGCACCACCGTCGCCCATGCTGCCGTCGAAGGGGCCCTGGATCGCTTCCGTGAGGCCGGGATCAACCTCGTGATCGTCTCCAACGCCCCGCAGGAATGCGAGCGCTGCCGTCCCTTCGAGGGCAAGGTCCTCGCCATCGCCGGACCCGCAGGAACGCGCGTGCTCGAGCACGGCATTCACGACGGCTTCATGGTCACCGTCGACGTCGTCGCAACGGTCGCCCAGGCGATCACCGCAGGCCTGATGCACCCGAACTGTAGGCACTCCCTGTCCGCCTACCTCCCCGGCGTCACGAAGTCGCCGGTGCACACCCAGGATCCGCAGGGCGACAAGGACCGCCAGCGCCTCCGATACCTCGAACGGCAGCTGCGCAAGGCGAAGCTCAAGGAAGCCGCGCTCGTCGACCCCGAAGCGAAGGCCGCCGCCGCGGCGAAGGTCCGCGCCTGGCAGGCCAAGATCCGCCAGCACGTCAAGGACACCGGGCTCCTTCGCCAATCCCAGCGTGAGCAGATCGGCTCCGCACGGTAGGTCACCCACTGACCTAACCCCTATGGACGTCCTCCGCATGGAGGCTGCACCACCCATTCACCGCCTGAGTCGCACGACGACGGCACGATCCCGCACGGGAGCGCAACACATGTCCGACAACACCAACGAGGCACCCACCGAGGACGCCGAACCCACGCAGCAGCCTGAGCAGCCAGCCGCCGAGCCCGACAAGGGCGACGACACCGACTGGAAGGCCATGGCCCGCCAGTGGGAGAAGCGCGCCAAGGAGAACGCCAAAGCCGCCGAAGAGCGCGACAAGCTCAAGGCCGCTTCCATGTCCGAGCAGGAGAAGGCCGTCGCCGCCGCGAAAGCGGAAGGCATCGCCGAGGCCGCCAAGACGTACGGGTCGAAGTACGCCGCCGCGAAGCTCGAAGCCGCAGCCGCCGCGAAGGGCCTCAACCTCGCCGACGTGACCGACCTGATCAACGTCGCCCAGTTCATCGACGACAAGGGCGAAGTCGACGAGAAGGCCATTCAGAAGGCCGTCGACAAGCTCGCCAAGATCGCCCCCGCTCCGGCGCCGGGCAAGTCGGGTGCGCAGATCCCCGGAGGCACCGGGGGCCGCACCAACACCACACCCACACTCGACGACGCCGTGGCTGCACGCTACGGCATGTAGCCATAGGAGAACCCAATGCCGGTCACACTGGCCCAAGCCAAGCTGAACACCCTCGACGACGTCGACATGGCGGTCATCGACGAGTTCCGCAAGTCCAGCTGGCTGCTGGACAACCTCACCTTCGACGACGTCGTCAACCCCGCCGGCGGGGGCGCGACCCTCACCTACGGGTACACGCGCCTGGTCACCCAGGCCACTGCCGCGTTCCGCGCGATCAACGCCGAGTACACGCCGCAGGAAGCCACCCGTGCGCGGTACACCACGGACCTGAAGGTCCTGGGTGGCAGCTTCCAGATCGACCGTGTGCTGGCGAACATCGGCCCCACCCTCTCCGGTGAGGTCGTCAACCAGATGCGCCAGAAGGTGAAGGCGACCCAGGCGACGTTCAGCGACGCCGTCATCAACGGCGACACCGCCGTCAACGCCAACGCGTTCGACGGCCTCTCGAAGGCCCTGACCGGCTCCAACACCGAGATCGACGGCACCGGCACCGACTGGACCACCGTCAACTCGCAGGCGACCGCCGTCGCTGCGCAGTCGCTGCTGCGCCGGCTCATCGCCGTCATGGACGGCCGCCCGGACGCGCTCCTGATGAACGCCGACGCCCTCGCCGCCCTCGAAACGGTCGGCGACTTCGCGTCCAGCCTCGACAGCCGCGAGTTCTTCGGCCGCACCATCACCACCTGGCGGGGCATCGCCCTGGTCGACGTGGGCGACAAGGCCGGCTCCACCGACCCGATCATCCCGACCGACGCCGTCGCCGGCACCACCGACATCTACGCCGTCCGCCTCGGGCTCGACGGGTTCCACGGCATCTCCACTGTCGGCGGGAACCTGATCACCCAGTTCATGCCCGACTTCACCACCCCTGGTGCCGTGAAAACGGGCGAGGTCGAAATGGGGCCCGTGGGCGTCGCCCTCAAGGCCACCAAGGCGGCGGCGGTGCTGCGCGACGTCAAGGTCGTGACGCCGTGACCGTGATCCACAGCCCCGAGAAGGGGTTCACAGGCCCCGGAGTGGGCGGCCTCCAGTTCGAGGACGGCCGCGCCGAGACCGACGACAAGGCCATCATCCGCTACGCCCGCAAGGCCGGGTACGGCATCGACGGCCAAGCCACCGCGCCCGAGGCCCCGGTCCAGCCCGACTCCCGCGAAGTCGGGGGCGAGCAGGTCGTGGGCACGCGCCTGCGTGACGCCGCCGTCGATCCGCGACCGGAGGACTTCCTGCCGCCGACGAACGCAGGCGAAGCGGACCCGCACGGGCCGCTCGTCGTCGCACCCGGCATCCATGCCTCCGAGACCGGACCGATTCACCCTGGTGACGTCCACGTCGACGACACCGCGAAGCAGGAGGCGCAGGAGACTGCGCTGGCGGAGGCCGTGTTCGTCCGCAACGAGGACGTCACCGAGGCCACCCGGGCCGCGGCGGAAGGCGAAGAGGCACAGCAGGAACACCGCCCGGCGCAGTCCGCACCGAAGGCCGAATGGGTCGACTACGCGATCCTCCGCGGGGTCTCCCGCGAGGACGCCGAGTCGATGACGAAGGCCGACCTCATCGCCGCCTACACGGAGGAGTGACCGGTGCCGGTGTACGCCACACAGGCCGAATACGAGTCGAGCCCGTACGGGACGTCACCGGCACCGGCCGACATCACCAAGCGCCTCGCTGTGGCATCCGGGGACGTCGACTCGATGATCCTGACCGCGGTGTACGACGTGGACGGGTCCGACCTCCCAACCGACACGAAGATCCGCGAAGCGCTACGGCAGGCGACGATCGCGCAGGCGAAGCACACCATCGACCGCGACGCGGCGACCGCACGAGTAGCGACTGAGGTCGCCATCGGCTCCGCCCGCGTCAAGTACGGCACCAACAGCGGCGAAGTGGCCGTCGAGGGGCCGTTGTCGTCGGAGGCGCGCACGATCCTGCACAACGCCGGGCTCACGCCCGCGGTCGTGTACCGGCCGGGGGGCTGAGATGGCACTCGATCCGATCCTGATTCAACACGAGGTCACCGTCCACCCCTACGCGGGCACGGACGGGTACGGGCGGGACACGTTCGGGACCCCGTTCCAGGTGCCGTGCTTCTTGGAGGACGTCCGCCAGACCGTGCTCGACAAGGACGGGTCCGAGGTGGTCTCGGAGTCGACGTTCTACGCCGACCCCGGGCCCACCATCCCGAACAAGTCCAAGGTCATCCTGCCGTCGCGGGAGACGCGCGTGATCCTCGTGAAGGACCACGACCTGGGCTCCATTGAGGGCCCTTCCCACCTCGAAGTCAACTGCAAGTAGGGGGTGGCATGGGGCAGGTCAAGTTCACCTGGAACGGCGAAGAGGTCAAGAAGCGCCAGCGCGAAGGCCGCAACAAGGGCCTGCGGATGGCAGTGGAGCACCTACTGGGGGAGGCGATCCCGCTGACACCCATCCGCGACAACCCGCTCCGCAACTCCGGCACGACCAGCGTGGACAAGGCTACGGGCACGGCGGCGGTCTCCTTCGACACGCCGTATGCAGTTCGGCAGCACGAGGAGCTGACCTGGAGGCACGAGGAAGGCCAGGCCAAGTACCTCGAGCAGCCGTTCAACACCGAGAAGGCGACGATGCTCGCGCTCATCGCTGCTGAGGAACGCCGGGCCCTGCGATGAGCTGGACTTCCGACCTCCTCATTGGCCTCGCTGAACGCCTCGCCGCGCAAGGCGTCGGGGCATGGAACCCCGCGGGGGTCTACGCCGCGGGGCAGGCCGGGATCTACATCGCGGTCATGCCTCCCGGGAACGAAGCGGATTCGGGGCGGGACCGCGCGATCGTCCTTACCGACTACGACCCGAACGGCGGCAACTCGTCCGGGGACGTCGCGCCCCGTGTGCAGGTCCGCTGCCGCGGACTGCGGAACGACCCGTTCTCCGCGATCGATCTAGCCGCGGCGGTCCGTGACGCCATCGACGGCCTCGCGCACGTCACCTTCGGATCAGTCGAGGTCTCCGGCGTCAACCACATCTCCGGCGTCCCCATGGGGATCGACGGCAACCACCGGCATGAACGGTCCGACAACTACGACATCCAGGCGCGGCGAGTGACCGCGCTGCGCACTGAATAGGAGCAGGTCACATGACCGAAGCAACAGCCTTGCAGCGCAAGTGGGTCTGGCAGATCAACATGGGCACCCTCGCGGTCCCCGACTGGCAGAACGTCCCCGGCCTCCAGGAGTTCACCCCGAACGTCGAGCCCACCGACCAGGAGGACAACGACTACGACTCCGACGGCTGGGGCGGCTCGACCCGCACCATGCGCGTGTGGGGCCTGGAAGCCAACATCTCCCACCGGCAGGACAACGCGACGTTCGTCGAGAACGCAGTCCAGAAGAAGCTCCGCCTCGCCTCGATGGCGATCGACACCGCAGACGGTGTCATCCACCAGCGCTGGTACGACCGCAACGGCTCCGACGAAGCGTACGAAGGCTACGGCCTGATCACGTGGGCGCCTGACGGCGGCGGCGTGGCCGACCTCGAGCGCGTCGGGATCACCGTCACGCCCTCCGCGACCTCCCCGGCCCTGGCGACCATCGCGAACCCGATCAACGCGACTCCGGTCCCGGTCGTCTCCTCGGTCTCCCCGTCCTCGGGCGACGACGCGGGCGGCACGCTGGTCACCATCACGGGGGCGCACTTCACTGGCGCGACCGATGTCGAGTTCGACGACGTCGACGCCACGTCGTTCCAGGTCATCTCGGCCACGAAGATCTCCGCGGTCGTCCCTGCGGGCACTGCGGGCCCGGCCAACGTGGACGTGACCACCCCGAACGGTACCGGTACCGGTACCGCCGTCTTCACGTACACGGCGTAGCGCATGACCGACGCAGAGAAGCACGTGTGGGAGAACGGCGACGGCGACCTTGTCGTCCTCGTCGGCTCCCGCGAGTACGTCATCGAAGACGTTGACGCCGCCACGGGCCTGTGGGTCCAGGAGGTCAGCGAGCAGACCCGCAAGGCCAAGGCCCGGCTGGACGCCGGCGAAGACGTCGAAGCGGTCGCCGCGGATCTTCACCTGGACGACGACGAGGAGCGGAACTTCTATCAGACCCTCCTCGGGGGGACGCTGGACGAACTCGTGGCGGCCGGTGTGAAGTGGCGGCAGGTCCGCATCCTCGGGCAGATCGCTTACGCCTGGATCACCCGCGGCCTCGAAGGGGCCCGGAAGATGTGGGAGGCCGACGGCGAGGCCCCAAAAGCGAACCGGGCCCAGCGCAGGGCGAAGCCCGCGTCTGGCTCGAAGACCAAAACCGGTGGGGCGTCGGCGAGTACGACGAAGCGTCCGGCCTCTACGAGGGGTACCAAGACCCGGACCTGAGCGTCTGGTTCTTGTGGCGGGGCCACCGGGACCTCGTCGAAGCCGACCTGCACCAGGTGTACGGCATCGACACCGGCTCCGGGATCCTCTCCGAGCGGCCGTGGAAGTGGTTCCAGCGCCGCGTATCGGGACTGCTCACCTGCGAATGCCGTATCCAGCGCAAGTTCGCGCCACCAGAGAAACCCAAGACCCCATCCGTCCCGCACGTCCGAAGGAGGTGACGGGTGGCCCTCAATCTCGGGGAACTCAACGCGATCATCGACGCCGACGACCGCGGCTTCAACAGGACCATCGAACGCGTCCACGATCGCATGGAGAAGGTCTCCAAGAAGATGGGTGGCCTCACTGGCCTGCTGAGCGTCTTGGGCAAGGCTACCGCGTTCTCCGCTCTAGCGGCTGGCGCCGCGAGCGCCGCCTCATCCATGGGCCCCCTGGTGGGCCTCGTGGGGGTTCTGGCGGTCGCCGTCGGCACCCTTGGGGCGGCGATCCCAGCGTTCCTCGCGGGCGCGGGCGTAGCGGTAGCGACATTGACCATCGGATTCTCCAACATGGCCGATGCGATCAAGGGCGACGAAGATGCCCTGGAGAAGCTGGCCCCGGCCGCGCGCGAAGTCGTCGGAGTCCTCTCTGATCTGGAGGACGAGTGGCAGTCCGTCACCAAGTCCATCCAGCAGAAGCTCTTCGAAGGCCTCGCCGACGATGTCTCCGCCCTCGCTAAGACCTGGCTGCCTCTCCTGGACAAGGGGCTCGGCAAAGTAGCCGGCGGGTTCAACTCAGTTGCCCAGTCGGCCGCTGAGGCCCTGACGCAGTCCGCGGTGATCGAGGGCTTCAACGCCGTCGTGGACAACACCGCGAAGGGGTTGCAGAACTTCTCACGCGGCGTCGCGCCCTGGCTTGAGGGCATCGGGGTGCTCCTCAGTGCGTTCGCGCCGCTCCTGGCCGAGGCCGGGACGTGGGCCGCGAACCTCGGCGAACGGTTCCGGGACTTCATCATCGAAGCCGAAGCCACCGGCCGCATCACCGAATACATCGAGCAGATGAAGGACACCCTCTCCACGCTCGCGGGCATCGCCGGGAACGTCGGCTCCATCCTCGGGAGCGTGTTCGCGGCGACCGCCGAGTCCGGCGGGGGCCTCCTGGGCACCATCGAGGACCTTACCGGGCGGCTGGCGGACTTTCTCGACTCCGCCGAGGGTTCGGAGGCCCTGAACTCGTTCTTCACCGCCCTCGCGGCAGTGGGGGCGGCCGTCGTCCCGATCGTCCTCGCCCTGGCTGAGGCGTTCGGGGACGACCTCGCGCCGCAGATCGGCGAGATCGCCACAGGAGTGGGGCCCGCCCTCGCTGACCTGGTCACCGCGATCGGCGACGCCATCGGCAACATCGACGTCGCCACCCTCGCCGCCGGATTCGCGGACGTCCTGAACGCCATCGTCCCCCTCGTCGGGCCGCTGGGGGAATTCCTCTCCTGGGTCTCCAGCATCGAAGGGCTCGTCCCCGTCGTCGTCATCGCATTGGCGGCCTGGACGGTTGCCCAATGGGCCTTGAACGCCGCGATGTACGCCAACCCGATCGTGTGGATCATCGGCCTGGTCATCGCCCTGATCGCCGTGTTCGTGCTGGTCGCAATGAACTGGGAGCAGATCTCCGCGGTCATCATCATCTACTGGGAGCTGCTGAAGGCTAAAGCGTCCGAAATCTGGTCGTCCATAGCCGACTTTTTCGTCGGCATCTGGGACTCGATCGTCTCCTATGCCCAGACGAAGATCGCCGAGTTCCTGGCGGTCGTCGGGTGGATCGGGCGACTCCCCCAGATGGTCGCGTCCTGGCTGACGGACATGATCAACCGCGCGACCGAACGGTTCCAGGCGTTCCTATCGGCCGCGAACCAGAAGATCGACGGCGTCCTGAACGCCATCCAGCGCATGGGCGGTATCCCCGGCAAGATCGCGGGGTTCATCCAGGCCGCCAAGGACGCAGCGGTTGCCAAGTTCAACTCCATTGTGGAATTCGTGCGGAGTGTCCCCGGCAGAATCGAGGATGCACTGGGCGACCTCGGAGGCCTCCTGAAGGACGCCGGACGGGACATCATCCAAGGCCTCCTGGACGGCCTGGACTCCATGATCGACTCCGTCCAAGACAAGCTCTCGAGCCTCACTGGGATGATCCCGGACTGGAAAGGCCCCGAAGCGGTCGACAAGAAACTCCTGTTTAAACCCGGCACGTGGGTGATCGGGGGCCTCATCGAGGGCCTGGATTCGATGATCCCCCAGGTGCAGCGGACCCTCCAGGGACTCACGACCGACATCGGCCTGCAAGTGGACGGTGCCGCGGCCCCGAATGGGTCGACGATGCGCGTCGAAGCGGTCACGTCCCTCTCCGACGAGGACCGGGCCCTCTTGCGGGAACTCGCCGAGGCACGCAACCGCTTTGACATCCGGCTCGGCGCGAACCTCACCGCGGCGGCGACCCGCGAGAACGCGATGGTGCCGGCGTAATGGAACCCGGACAGATCCAGATCACCCGCGACGACGGATCCACCCTCCTCTTGCACCACGGGACCGTGTACCGCGTCAACGAATGGGAGCCGTTCAACCGCGGCGTCCGCGCCGACCAGACCGGCACCGTCCCCTGGGGCGACGGCGACTGGTCCGGCGCCGAATGGCGCGCCGGTGCCACCATCCCCCTGAGGCTCGGCATCCACACGTCCTCCTGGTCCGACCTCATGGCCGCCTGGTGGGCCCTGGACGCAGCCCTGGCGCCCGTGCGCACGGGCGGGGACGTCGAGATTCGATGGAACGCGGCGGGCACGGAGTACTTGATGTACGCCCGGCCCCGCGGGGCCTCTTTGAAGAACGAGCGCGGTCGCACTGGGAAGGCGTGGGTCAACGCTTCACTGGCGTGCCCGGACCCGTCCATCTATTCGGCTCTGGAGCACTCCACCGAGATCGGACTCTTGCACCGCATCGGCGGGCTCTCGACGCCGTTCGGGCTGCCGACGTCGATCTACTCCGTCGTGGCCGATGGCGAAGCAACCCTTGTCAACGCCGGGACGGCACCGGCTCGTCTGTTGCTGCGGATCACCGGGCCCGTCTCCGCGCCGCGGATCACAGTCATCCACGGCACCAGCGTGGAGACGCTCTATCTCGACACGCTCCTCGGTCCTGACGACGTCCTCGACATCGACACGAAGGACAAGCTCGTCGTCCTCAACGGTTCGGTAACGCGCCTGCCCGACCACTGGGGCGCTTGGCCGCTCCTGCCGCCCGGCGAATCACTCCTGCGGTTCGAGTCGGACGTGTACGAGTCCGCGGCCCGCCTCATCATCCGCCACCGAGACACCTGGTAGGAGCACCATGTCCACTCCCTTGTGGGTCACCACGACCCGCGGCGCCTCTGTCGGGACCGCGACGATCGAAGAGTCTGACGACACGTTCACCAAGGCCGCGCACGGCCTCGTGGACGGCCAGCAGGTCATGGTCGCGTCCCTGTCCGGCGGGGCCGTGGGCGTACTCGTGGTGGATGCGCCGTATTTCGTGGCGAACTCCACCGCAAGCACGTTCCAGCTTCGGCCCTCGCCAGGCGCGCCGGTCATGACGTTTTCCGCCGACGGCGGGTGCGACGTGTACCAGACCGCAGGCTTGTTCGATCCGCAGACGCTCCGCAACGGATTCTCGGGGCTCCTGGCCCGCGGGGATTTCTCCGGCGGGTTCCAGGCGCGGCCGGGCGTGTTCCCGAACTCTGACGAGACCGTCCATGTCACCACGGCCGGGATGACCTGGACCGTGGCCGACCTGGTCGCGGTGGTCCGGCACTCCACCGGCGGCGTCTACATCGTCCCCCACCCCTCCGAGGGCGGTTCCATTACGGCCGCTGACCCGTCTCAGCCCCGCATCGACGCGATCGACCTCCAGATTCAGGACCACGCGATCGACTCCTCGGGGTTCGCGCGGGGCCGGATCGTCTACACCGCGGGTACGCCCAGCGCGACCCCGGTCGCCCCTGCCGCCACCCCCAACTCGGAGCGGCTGTCGACCTGGAGGATCGAAGCTAACGCTACGTCGACGAACACGCCGACCCTGCCGCGGTTCACCGTGACCCGCGGTGGCGTGATCCCCGTGGCGAACTCCAGCTCCTACCCTGGGTCAGGGGGCCGGTACAAGGGCCTTCCGGTGTGGGACATGTCCACGAACACGCTGGTCGTGAACACCAACGGCGGCAGCGTGTACCAGCCGATCGCCAGCGTCGACTCCTACAAGTCGGTCCGCAGGATCGCGATCACCAACCGCACCACGAACTCGAGCACGTTCACCTCCGAAGCGGTCATCACCTCGGTTACTGCCGCGTTGGAGTCGGGCAAGACCTACCGGCTCACGTGGGTCGTGGACGTGGCCTCCACCGTCCTGGGGGACACCGCCCGTTGGCGCATCCGTGAGGACAACATCGCCGGAGCCACTCGCCAGCTCACCCACACGTACATGAGCATGGCGAACAACGACTTCGGCGCGATCCTCCAGGCCGACTACACGGCCGTCGCCACCGGCAACAAGACGTTCGTGGGTACCTGCCACCGGTCACTGGGCACCGGCACGTTCTCCTGCAACGCCAACGCCAACGAGCCGTCCTCGTTCACCGTGGACTACGTGAGCGGCTGATGGCCCTCCCCGACCCGACACAGGTTACTGGGCCTGTCGGCGCGCACCTGCTCATCCCGACCCCAACTGACGCCGTCGACGGCCAAGCGACCCACCCGGCGGTCGTCTACACCCAGGATGAGTTCGGCGGGTACGCGTACTGGATGGCCATGACCCCCTACCCGGGGTCCGATGACGCACAGGAAGACCCGTGCATCGTCGCCTCCCACGACGGCATCAACTGGGTCGTCCCTTCAGGGTTGACGAACCCCATCGACGACATGCCCGGGTCTCCTGGGGCCTACAACTCCGATGTCGACCTGAGGTACTACGACGGCACCCTGCACCTGTTCTGGCGGTACTACGACGGCTCCGGAGCCAGTGCGGGCACGGAGGAGCGGATCTACTACTCCACGTCGATCGACGGCCGCACCTGGTCTACCAAGGCATTGATCTACTCCTCCGACCACACCGTCCGCAGGCTCCTGTCCCCCTGCATTCTGCGGGAGAACGGCCTGTGGGTCATGTGGGCCGTGGACATCACCCCCTCCCCCAACCAGGTCGTCAGACTCCAAGGATCCGCCTTGCCGACAGGTGCCTGGGGGGACCCCGTGGGTGTCGACATGGGCCCCATGCAAGCCGACCGCGAAGCCTGGCACCTCGGTATCACCCCTGTCGCTGATGGGTATGTGGGGTTGCTCAACGACCGCCTCATCGGGGGCGCCGAGGGCGACCTCCTCATGGTCGTCTCCGCGAACGGGCTCACCTGGACCAACTCCGGCAGAACCGTGATCCCCCGGGAGCAGGTCGGCGAGCACACCGCCCTGTATCGGGCCGTCCTCCTCCCTGATGTCGACGGGCTGATCAGCGGCTGGCGGGTCTGGTACGGCGCGTTCCGCACCGAGGCGGATGCGATCTGGCACATCTACCGGACGTTCATCAACGCCCCCTACGTCCCGAACATCCCCGAAGCCGCACCGCAAGTGGGCAGGGCGATCCTCCGCTCCGCGGTGGAGTGGATCGCCTGCGACGTCACCACCGGCAACAAAGTGGCGTATCTGGGCGGCGTCCAAGGGACGATCTCCCGGGCGTTGGGCGCGTACACCTCGGACACCCTCACCATCCCCGCACCCCTCGCGGGTCCCCTGGCCCTGGGGGGGATCCTCGAGCAGGCCGTGGGACCGGATCAGCTCCCCACTCGCATGATCGTGTGCGTCGTCAACGATCTCCCGGCGTGGGCGGGGATCATCTGGAAAGTCCGCGGGGGAACTTCGGCGACCATTGAACTCGGCTGTGCCACACCTGAGTCGTACTTGGACCGGCGGTTCATCGGCGACTTCGCGTTCACGCAGACCGACCAGGCCACCCTCGCCGCCTCGCTCATCCAAGCCGTGAACGAAGAAGGCATCGGACTTGAGATCGACGCGCCCGCAACGGGCATCCTGCGGGACCGCTCGTACTTCGACGACGAGAACGCCACCTACTACCAGCGGCTACAGGAACTCATGGACGTCGAGTCGGGTCTTGAGTGGACCATCGACCTCGACTGGAAGACCGACCGACAGCAGGCAGTGCGGATGATCTTCCGGGCCGCGAACCGCATCGGCTCTTCCGTCCCCCGCGGCCCCCTGGCGACTGAATCGCAGGCGGTCACCCGCTACGAGGTCACGCACGACTACGGCAAGGGCATGGGCGCCAACGACGTCCTTGCGTACTCCTCCGGTGAAGGCACCGACCGCCCCACCTCGCAGCACATCCGCAACAACATCGCCATCGCCGCCGGCGTCCCCCGAGTGGAGCACCGGTGGCAGCCCTCCTCATCCATCAAGAACACCGCGATCTTGAACGACCACGCCACGTCGATGCTGTACCGCCTCGACGGCGGCACCACCTCCCTCGCCATCACGTCGAGATGGAACATCGAACCGGCGCGCTTGGGGATCGACCTGAACCTGGGGGACGACATCGAATACAACCTCGTCGGCCACATGCACCCGCTCGGATTGACCGGGACCGCTCGGATGATCGGCTACCGCCTCGATCCCCTCGCGGGGACGTTCGAACCCGTCCTGGGAGGCTGACGTGGGCATCTCCGACGGCATGTTCACCGGCGACATCCAAAGAGCCATCGAGGACATCCGCAAGCAGCTCAGAGACTTGACCTCGGGTCGCCGCTTGGAGGACGCCTCCATCGGCGCCCGCGGACTCCGACTGCTCGACGGCGGATCGCTGACCATCTCCGGCGGCACCATCGTCATGAACGACGAGACTGGCAGTGTGGGCCTGTTGTACTTCGGGCCCGGCGCGGACGGGAACCCAACGTGGCTGTTCTCCTTCGACGACGGCGAGATCGCCGGAGGCTTGCTCGGAGCGCCGGGGTCGACGTACTGGACCTGGCGGGACCGCCAAGGGACTTCGATCCTCGCCAGCGACGGCCAGACCGGCATCGGCCTCTCCAGGCCGTACCTGAACATCCCCATGGTCCCCTCCTCCGGCACGTCAGTGGTGGTCGGCGGTCCGTTCTGGCCGGCGTTCACCAACACCTCCTACCAGGAGGTGTTCCACTGCATCACGACGCTGTGGCATCCCCGGATCGCCATCGGCGTCGGCACGAACAACGGCGGTTCCGGCACCGTCGAGTGGCAGCTGCGCGTGGACGGCGTCACCGCGGGATCCGGGTCGGGTGACAACGCGGCCGAGTTCAACGTCCCCGGATGGGGCACGACCACGGTCCCCGGGAGCCAGCGAAGCGTGCAGCTGTGGGCCCGCAACACCTCGGGTGTGCAGTCGCGCGTCATCGTCGACCGCTGCTACGGACTCCAGTCCTAACCCTCTCAACTTTCACCCGCCAGCGCGGGCACGCGAGCGTGCCCGCAGACAGGAGGACATCATGGCCTGGAGACTGGCCCGCAGCCTCAGCACACTCCGATCCGAAATCCTCGCGAAGCATCCCGGCACGACCGTGTGGACGATCGGCGACACCAGCCACCAGTCCGGCTACTCCGACCACAACCCCAACGCCGACCGTGTCGTGTGCGCGATCGACGTCAAGGGCGATAAGGGCTTGAACCTCTCGGCGTTCGTTGCGCACCTGATCGCGTTCCCGCACCCGAACCTGCGCTACGTCATCTACAACCGCAAGATCTACCAGCGCCGCAACGGCTTCGCGGCGCAGGACTACAACGGCGCGAACGCGCACCGGGACCACGTGCACGTGTCGGTGGGCAACGGCCCGGACGGGCGCAGCACCACCAACTACGACAACACCTCGTCATGGGGGCTAGTGAACCTCGGTACGCCTAAGCCCTCAAACCCGACCTCCCCCTCGAAGCCGACCGCGCCCAAGCCCTCCACTTCCGACTGGACTCAGGAGCTCATCATGTCCCTGCCCACTCTCCGCCGCGGCTCCGAAGGGGGCTCCGTGAAGCGCCTTCAGGGACTCCTGCACGCCGCCGGCCAGCGCGACTCTGCGATCGACGGCGACTTCGGGCCCGGCACCGAACGCGCCGTGAAGGATTTCCAGCGCGCCAAGAAACTGGGCGTCGACGGGATCGTCGGGCGCAACACCTGGACCAAGCTCATCAAGGGCTGACTCACCAGCGATGCCGGTACAGGGGGTGATCGTGGCCGATGACGCACTCGGGCGCGAGATCAAGCAGCTGCGGGACGACACGAAGTCGGGGATCTCGGACATCAAGGCCGGCTTGGAGAAGCTCCTCCCGCGCGAGGTGTACGAGGCGCGCCATGACGCCCTCGTCCGCCGCGTGGACTCCCTCGAGAAGGACGTCGAGCGGGCCGAGGCCGACCGGACCACCATGCGGCGTTGGCTCATCTCAGCGGTGGTGCTGCCCGTGGCGTCCCTGATCGTGACGATCATTCTGGCTGTCACATGAGCAGGGACGGCAGACGCAAGCTCGGCGACTGGGCGGTCGCCATGGTGGTGGCCCTGATCGCCATCGTGGTCACATGGGGCGCGGCCGAAGTCCGCCGCCAAGGCGACCAGTTGAACCGCCAGTCCGAGACGGTCGACGTCCTCGCGCAGGCTCTTGGGGATGAGCAGTCCGCCGCCGAGGCCCGCGGGGATGAACCCGTCGCCCCCAGCGCCGAAGACCTCATCGAAGACCCCGAGTACGCAGGCCCACAGGGGCCTCCCGGGCCCGGCCCCACCGACGCCCAGGTGTACGCCGCGGTCGCCGACTACCTCCGGGACCACCCCGTCACCGCCGAGGGTCCTTCGGCTGCGGAGATCGCCGCGGCGGTCGCGGACTACCTCGCCGAGTACCCGCCCGGCCCCACCGCCGAGCAGGTCTCGTCCGCTGTCGCCGCCTACCTGACCGCCAACCCGCCCGCGGATGGGCAGGACGGCGCGGACGGCGCTGATGGAGCTGACGGCGCGCCCGGCCCTCCCGGTCCCCAGGGGGAGCAAGGCGAGCAAGGGCGGCCCCCGACTGCCGAGGAGGTCGCCGCCGCCGTCCAGGAGTACATGGAGGCTCACCCCCTCCCGGTCTGCCCCGAAGGCAGTGCCCCCGAAGCGCACACCGTGCTGACCGGCTCAGGCCCGATCGACGCCGTGATCTGCGTCGAAACCGAATCCACCGAATAGAGGAGCACCATGTTCAAGAAGATGTTCTGGAAGGACGCCTCCGAGCGCGCCGTGAAGACGGCCGCGCAGACGTCCGTGGCCCTGCTGACCGCCGACGGCGTGCTCGGCGTGCTCGACGTCGACTGGGGCCAGGGCGCCTCGGTTGTCGGACTGGCCACGCTCGTCAGCCTCCTGACCTCCGTGGCCTCCGCCCCTGCGGGCACCCCGGGGAATGCGTCGCTCACCAAGTAGCCCACCGCACTGACGCCCCCGTTCGCCTCACGGTGAGCGGGGGACTTTTCGCGTGCCCGCTTCACCCGTTCGGGTACACCCGTGCACGCGTCGCAACCGGATGGATACGCACGACGTGTAGGCCTCGTTCCGCCCCCGAACGAAAGGCCCATCATGAGCACCACGATCCGCCCTGCCCACTGGACCGCCATAGCCGTAGCGGCCCTCGTCGCCCTCGCCTGCTCCGCCCCCAGCACCGACGACTCCGGGGAGGACGGGAAGGCTCCCCAAGACGCCGGCGAGTACTTCGCCGAGGCCTACCCGCAGTTCGACCCGGTCGAGCACTCCGGGAACGGTGACGGGGTGATCGACCTCCCGGAGGGTGTCACGCAAGCGATGGTCACCGCCTCCTCCACCAGTGACTCCCACTTCTCCATCAGTGCCCTGGACGCCAGCAACGAGTCCACCGGGGACCTCCTGGTGAACTCCATCGGCGCCTACGAGGGAGTCACCGCCCTGGGGATGCACGAGATCGGCGGGGAGCCCGTCCGACTCGAGATCGCCGCAGGAGGGGACTGGACGCTGACCCTCGCCCCGCTCTCCACTGCACCCGAACTGCCCGAGTCCGGCAAGGGTGATGGAGTGTTCCGGTACGAGGGGGATGCCGCCACGTGGGCGATCACCCACGACGGGGAGAACCATTTCGGGGTCAGCTACCATACCGACGCCGATTTCGAGATGGCCTTGCTGGTCAACGAGACCGGGGCCTACGAGGGTGAAGTGGCCGCGAGCGCCGGCCCTGGTCTGGTCACGGTCACCGCTGACGGGGCCTGGACGATCACCGCGAAGTAGATCAAGCGCGACGCCCCCGCTCCACTCGGAGCGGGGGCGTTTCGTCGTGCCTACTCGTCGGCGCGGACCATGTGGGCGAGTGCCGCGCCCATCCCGAGCACTGCCACCGGCAGACAAGCCACGCCAGCGGTGATCCACCACGGCGCGACACCGACTCCCGCGGCGGCCATCACGTGGTAGGCGATCTGCCCGGCAGCGCCAACAATCAGTGCGGCAATCGCTGAGGTTCGCGCCATCCTCCGTGCCTTGCCGCGGGCTTTACCGGACAGCCACACGTAGAGGGCGTAGGCGGCGTACACCTCCATGCCGATGGGCAACGTGATCGCGGTGTTGATGACGACCTGGTCAGCGATGCCGGGGAGGAGCCGGACGGGCCCGAACCCGGCGAGCTCCCCGAGGCCGACCCAGCCGCCCCAGATGGCGACGGCGGCGGGGGCCATGAGGAGCCACACCGGCCAGACCCTCACGGGCCGGAGCGACGCCTGCGGGTCCACGTCTGCCGTTGCGGGTTCCGCAATCGGGGCGCTCGGCTCTGCGATTTCCGCATACGGAGTTCGGGTCTCGGGGAGGCTGGGCGGGGTGGTCGCGGGGGGCAGGCTGCGCGCCTCAGCGTCGTCGGGCAGTCGCACGGTGACCGGGCTGGATCCTTCGGCGATCATCTTGCGGGCCTCTCGGATGCGCAGCTGGCCGCGAAGTACGGCCTCAAGG